GTACGCAAAGCGGCACGAAGAAAAATTTTCCGAGATCTGGGAACTGGCAAAAGAAAACCCTTGCTATTAAAATTCAAGGCGGAGTGTAAAAGCTCCGCTTTTTTTGAATAAATATTCATATTTACTTTTTTACCTGGTAGTGATATTCTGGAATCACCGAAGAAGCCACCCCAATAGACTCATAGGCGTATTGTATGAGCTGCACATTGATAACTAAATAGATCAACAACTAGAGCAGGCCAGCGGATCAAATCCGGTTTAGGTCTGCTTTTTGTGTGCAAAAACCGACAGTCCTCGCGCGAATAATATAAACCTTTTATACAGTCTATAAGTATATATAATATATAATACGTTTATAGATCTATGGGTCTTCTGAGGTAAGAGTAGTATATATAAATATATATAGGGCAGTATATAAGCCCGGTAGATAAATAAAACAGTATTGACAAATTGAGAAATTATGGATATTATTATAACTAAATTAAGCCGAGGCGCGCAGGTTCTCCCAGAGTCCGTAGAGGGATACAAGAGCCGATCAACGCGAGAGGATGGACAGAGTAAGGACGGACGCAGTCAAAGAGATACACGCTCGTAGATTAGACTTTAACAGGTCTTTTCTACGGGCGTTTTTTATTTCTCGGAAATTACAGAAGGAGGTGCAGAACATGGAAAAAGTAACAGACTTTCAACCGGATCAAGAATTTTTTGAGACAGATATAGACATGTATCTGCGCCTGTACTGCGAAAGGCGAAATATCGAGGACATGAGAAAAGAGAGTCAAAGCATATGGAATGCAGCACTTATGTTTATACGCCGTGAAGTATTTAGAGATCGTGAAGCGTTTAGAAACAAGAAACTCATAACTGATACCAACTGCATCATGAATAGTACATGTAATACATATAATTATGATCTAATAGATAGAGTATGTGATCATTATATATATTTGTGTATGGAATATGAGAAAGAAATAAGTGTTCTAGGTTTTAGTAATTTAACTGGAATACCTGACGGAACAATATATGACTGGGGCTATAATCCAAGGGAACTAAGCCGCAAGGGTTCTGAGATTCACAAAAAGCTGTTGAAATACAACGAGGAAAGTCTTGAAAATAAGCTTGCATCAGGCAAGGCTAACCCAGTTGGAGTGATTGCAATACTTAACAGGCGGCATGGCTGGGCAAGTCCATACACGGCAGATAGCAACCGCCAGAGAGCGCAGGCATTAACAGCAGATCAGCTGCCGCAGTTGGGACAGAAAGAGCCTGTTTGTCTGCCTGGCACGAACAAAAATGACGAGAATTCAGAGATAAACTAGATATAGTGCAATAAGTAAAATATAAGCGCAATATATTGTATGATTTTATAACGTGTCGTCAAATGATTCTTTTGCGACATGTTGAAAGACCAGAAAAGCACGGGGGAGGGGGTCTGGCAGGACTTGAAAAACTGCCCTACTAAGTCCCTCAAATTTCCGAAAAAACAAAAAGACCTTAAGGAGGATAGTTATGTTACAGTTGCCAATCATGTTTTGGATTCTGTGGAAACTCAATGCACCTATGTGGTGTTATGTAGTTTGGACAATATGGCTAATTCTTTTAGTCATTGATTTTTGTTCAAGAATTTATGAAATGGGGAAAGAGGCACAATAAATGACCGGAAGTGAATATCAGAAATTAGCAATGCGGACAAATGACAAGAAATCAAATGACAGGCTTTTTGAAATGTCTGCGTCAATACATCAGGAATGTAAAGACTTTGGTGGAATCTTAAATACCTGCCTTGGATTGTCTGGTGAAGTTGGAGAGTTCAACGACATGATTAAAAAGTGGGTGTTCCATGAAAAAGATCTGGATATTGAGCACGCAAAGAAAGAAGCAGGAGACATTTGTTGGTACTTGGCAATGCTGTGTGAGTCTTTTAACTGGAGCTTGGATGAAATCATGCAAATGAATGTTGATAAGCTGAAAGCACGTTACCCGGAAGGGTTTGACCCATATCTTGCTAATCACCGGAAAGATGGTGATGTATAGTGAAGATCGGTAATAAGGAAATCAACGATGAATGCCAGAACTGCTCGGAAGTCCTGCAATGCGAACTGTTCCGGCAAGGGCATGGAATCGGACAGCAACGAGAAAATGTAGCTGCTATGATCGTTTGCCAGTTGGAGCATCAGGGCAAGCGAAAGAAATAATGGGGTATTGCCAAGAGGCTAAGGCACAGGATTTTGACTCCTGCATTCGCCGGTTCGAATCCGGCTATCCCAGTTTGGGAGTTGCCGCTCCCAGAAACCATATGGCATGTTTTTTATATAGTTTCTCCTTTCTTAACCCACTAGCGGAAAGCTGATTAAAGAGCCATCGCACGGCTCGGTGGGTTTTGGGTTTCGCTGCGGTAGTTACCCGTGGATTTCATCATTCCCTGTACAAAAGAATCGCAGCAGGCGGTTGTATCAAAAGTGTGGTGCCTTGGCGCAATCGTCTCAGTTCGCCGTCAACGTAAAGGCTGGCAGGTGCTTGCATATCACCTAAAATGTCATGGAGCTGACATATGCAATTCTGGGGAAGCGGCAACGATTGGCGGTGTTGCAGCTGACTGTAAATCAGTTCCCATGTGGTAAACAATGGAGGTTCAATTCCTCTCTTCCCCATTTCACTCAACTCCCTAAAAACACTGTTTGGCAGGTGCGTGGTAGACAGTCGTAATGGATGGGTTGTTTAAGAAATTGCACCATCAAGATGCAGTGTTCCCATAATGGTATTGGAGCCGGTTGCTATCCGGTCGGGCGGAATATCCGCTTTGCAGGTTCAAGTCCTGCACACTGCGTTTTGCCAACGTACCGAAATGGTTATAACGGCGCTGTCTTGAAAACAGATGTGCTATGGAGAACATGGCTTGTGGGTTCAAATCCTACCGTTGGCGTTTCCCTTCAGCAACACGACAGGCTCATGTTGATGTTGTAAATAACTTGATCTGTGAGTAGAGCATAGACATGCCGGTGATATGAGCTAGTCCGGGACTTACAGATTATATCCTTGAAGTTGCGGTTATAGTGCACAGCTGCACCGGGTTTATAGAGGATATATACGTCTGTCTGCTGATCAGAATGAGGTCTCCAAAATCTCTAACGAAAGTTCGATTCTTTCCAGGCGTGTTTCTGGTGTTATCTGGTGTCCAGATCATAATTTGCTGAATAGCAAGCCAGAAAAATTCGGTGGCGGAATAGGTAAACGCGGAATCTTACACAGTTATCCTAGGAATGTAGCAGGATACTTCGCTAAAAGGCTGAGTACATTACCGTGGTGACAGTGAGTAGGAGGAAACACAACAAACTATCCTTGTGTAAGAAAAACTGCATGATGGGTGCAAATCCCATCCCGAATTTTAAAATGGAGGGAAAGAAAATGTTCAGAAAACTTTTCAACATGTGGATCAGATATAAAACAAAGAATCTCACCCGGATTCCGTTGTTTACCATGGTATTTGATTACCGGAAGTATCAGCAAGATGGCAAGCATGGGAGTTGCACATTTTACGCTCACCCGGACATTGCACAGGATGAATTTGTAAAAGAGAAACTTGGTGAAGTTGTTGACCATATCCGGGACAATTACGATATGGATATTTTTACGAGGGTTTGATTATGTGCGAATTTTGCGATGGCAGAGAGAAAAGGATTGAAAACGGGTTCACGTATGGAAATGCTCATATAGTAAAAACTAATTTTGGCTACTCCTATTCGCTTCGCTATGACAATAGCTGTAATGAATACGGAGAAGGGGCATTTGAGATTAACTACTGCCCTATCTGCGGCAGAAAGTTGGTGGATCAATGAAAGTCAATGTTGGAGACAGCCTGTATGAAATGGGCGACAAGCAGTTTAATGGAGTTTTGAAGATTGCGAGCAAAGCAATTCCGTTTGGAATTTATGCAATCAGCAAAAAAGGCGTGGCTATTCTTTTGAAAGAGACCTATTCCACCCATGAGGAGTTGAAAAAGGCTGTTTCTGGTTATGCGATGAAAGGATTTAAGGTTTATTATAATGAGCATGGCAGAAGTAATTGAGAGCATAGAAAAAGACATGTGGCGAGATTTGGAGAGCCGAAGCATACCGGAAAGCCAGCCAGAAATGATTGATTGTACGACTTTAGGAGAAGATCCAAATTCACAGCATATTTGTGGAAGAATATCTAATGGCTATTCATCAAAAGTGCCGTGCATAAGTAAAGATGATTCAATGCCGGAAGAGCTCAGAAGAGGTGTCGAAGAGGCATTGAAAAAAAGGTATTGCTCAACATGCAGGCATTACATAGAGCGTGACGGAGAATGTTGCAATGCGGATTCTGATTACTGCGGTGGATTCAGAGGTTTAGATGATTCATGCGAACATTGGGAGGGATGGTAAAATGAACCATATTGTTGAATATCTGCGTCAATTGCTATGCAATCATGAATGGATATTTGCACATGTAGTTGAAAGTTACTTTGACTACAGCGGATACAAAGTAACTGTATGGCGGTGTTACTGCCCCAAATGTCACAAGTGGAGAAATAGAAAATTCTATTAAAACTTTAGCGACTGAACATTGGAAAGGATGGGATTGAAGATGGCAAAGTATAGAAAGAAACCGGTTGTTGTAGAAGCGTTTCGGTATGATGGCGATCTGATTTACTCAAATGGTGAATGGTACTGCCCAGACTGGGCAAGAGATGCATTCCAGAATGGAACCATGTATTTTGACTCTCTGGACTGCGAGGAACCGCCGGTAGAGCTGTTCATTGACACGCTGGAAGGTAAACACCATGTTTCTGTTGGTGATTTTATCATCCGTGGCGTTCATGGTGAACTGTATCCGTACAAACCGGATATTTTCGCAAAGACATATGAGCTTGCGGAAGAGTAGATTGGTGGAGGTATAAAAATGTTTACATTAGGACAATGGATTATTTTAGGAGTTTTATTATTAGCAGGAATTGCTGCTGGTATACTTTTTTTTCTGTCCTGCGATAGCAAAACGGTAGGAATTGTAACTATTATCGGTACTGTGGTAATTATTGGAGCGTTGGCATTTGGAATGAATTGGTATAACACATCAACTGCAAGCGGAATCAGAGGACTGAAAGACTTTCGGTCTGAACTGACAAACGGAATTGAACGTGAAATTACGATAACCGCAGAGGATGGACGGGAAATCTTTCACTATCAAGGAAAAGTTGATGTAGAAAGCGATCATACCGACAATTACATTAAATTTGAGAGCGAAGAAGGAAAACGGTACTTGATCTATTATGGTATTCAGGACACCATAACGATTATTGAAAAATGAAAATGAATTATCGGATGATGAAAGATGTGACAACGGCCAGTTAAAAAAGGAGGCAAGCATGCTTACTAAATTTAACCGATTTTCTATTTTTCCCAAAATGTGCAACTCATGTCATAGATACATATTTCTGGAAAAATATCGTAGAGCAGATGTTTTTCATCATTTTGCAGATGTTCCTAATGGACATCCGTTTTGGAAGGAAAACATTTGCCGGGAATGTATAAAAAAGTATAGTTGAAACAATTACCGACTGAATATTGGTTCAGCCGCTAACCTAGAAAAATTATAGGCAGAGGTCTTACAAGCACCTTTGCTTTTTGAAAGTGGAGGTGCTTTTCTATTGGCAAGTTCAAGCCTGATTTCCACGATAAACGGATATGAAAATTACATAGAGAGAAAAGGGATAGATGAACAGGTTATTGACGCATACATACAAGCCGTAGCTGTAGCATTAAGAACAGAACATGATATTGATTATGGGTTAAAAGTATCAGAAAGGGCAAAACGGCTTATAGCTCAATTTGTTAAAGAACATACAGGTAAAGGAATTGCAAATTTAGAGGTTTATGCAAGCGAACATGATACGACATACAAAGTGCTTCAACAATTTTATGATGTTTTAATGTATGAATCTGCCTATTTGGTCGATAGTTTTTTCTATTACATCGAAATAGATGAAAAAGATCCATGGAAGAGATTTTATTTTCCCAGAAGAGAAGTCTTGAAACCGGTAGTAGGAGCATATCAGGAAATTTATGACGGAAAACTAGATTTTCTTTCTGTTTCACAGCCAAAACGTACCGGGAAAACAACCGGAGGATTAAAACTGGCACAGATGATGGGTGGGAGAGATCCGGACGGGAGTATTTTTGGTGTTGGAAAAGGAGAAGGACTAGTAAAGAGGTTTTATGGTGGACTTTTACAAGGTTTTGAGACAGAAAGCACATACAAAAGATTTTTAAGCGTTTTTCCTGAAGCAACAAAAATCAGCAAAGATGGTTATAAAAGTGCGGAGAATCTTTCAATAGACCTTAAAAGCAAAAATATTTTTCCGACATTTACTTGCAGACCTATTGATGGTGCAATCGTAGGATGTACAGAAGCAAATGTTCTTGTCTATATTGATGACTGCGTAAAGAATCACGAGGAGGCAAGAAATAGAGACAGATTAGAGTTCCTGTGTGAAAAGGTTACAGACGATGTTCTTGGACGAAGGCTAGAGGGCACACCTATTATTATTCAGGGCACAAAATACAGCCTATATGACCCTATTACAGCATTGCAGAACAAAGCTGATGAACTTGGCTGGAGATGGAAAGAAATTGCAATTCCGGCCCTGGACCCAATAACGGACGAAAGCAACTGGGAAATCTATCGTAAAGATAAAAAAGGATTACGGAAGATATTCACAACTGATTATTATCGAAAAGAGCGGAAACTAGTATCGGAAGAAACGTGGGCTGCGGAGTTCCAGCAGGAGCCATTTGAAGCAAAAGGACGGATGTTTGCAGAGAATGAGTTGAATTATTTTGAAGAACTTCCAGTTGATAGAGAACCAGATGCAATCATGGCGGCATGTGATAGCGCAGACAAAGGGGATGATAGCTGTTCTATGCCGGTTGGATACATATATGGAAATGAAGTATATGTTGTGGATGTAGTATTTGACAACGCTGGAACACAGTTCACAAAACCTGAATGTGCAAATATGCTCATTAAGCATAATGTTAAAACGGTCACATTTGAAAGCAATAGTGCTGGAGAATATTTCGGAAGAGATGTAATGGAAATCGTGAAAGAGTGTGGCGGAAGATGCAGTGCAAGGTTCAAGTTTAATTGTGCGAACAAGATAACAAGAATGGAAAACGCAAGGGACAATATCATTCGTGATTATTATTTTCGTGATTTTAAAAAAATGGATAGGCAAAGCCAGTATTACAAGTTTATGAAAGAACTTACAACCATGACGAGAAGCGGAAAAGTTAAGCATGATGACGCGCCTGATTCTATTTCATTGTTTGAAAACGAAATGAGAACAGGAACACCGGCAAAAGTAGAAGCGGCAATAAACCCGTTTAGGAGGATGTAATGGAGACAAAGAATTACCTTGGCCAGATCAAAAGATATGACCGCATGATTGCGAATAAAATTGAAGAAATCAAGAATCTACGGGCGAGCATATACGGGATGCAGTCATTCTCCTGCGGAGAACGTGTGCAGACTTCCGGAAAAAAAGACATTGTTGGCAGCGGAGCACCTAAAATTGCTGATATGGAGTCAGAAGTGCGGACTCTTTCCCGGAAAAGAGAGGAGATTGTCCGGCAGATTGAGAAGATCCCGGATACGGATATGTACGATGTGCTTGCAAAGCGGTTTGTGCTGGACAAAGATTTTAAGGTAATTAGCTTCGAAATTAAGAAATCAAAGCGTCAGACGTTTTTTATTTACGATAATGCCATTGATACGTTTGAGAAAATGTTTGGATACCTGTACATGGGGGATTAACTGCACTAAAACGCATAAAATAGCATAAAAATGTGTATTTCCTTTAAAAAATAAGTGGTATACAATATGATTGTAAAGTTTTAAGAAACTTTTCTCCCATCGGTAAGAGAGAGCATTGCTGGAAACGGCAGTGCTCTTTTCTTTTGCAGAAATGAGGAAAAAACATGGAATACAAACCAAAAACGATATATTGTCCCCGGTGTGGCCGGAAAGTTGCTACATGGGACGGGCGTTCTTCTGTGCCGGTGATCGGCAGGTGTAAGAAGTGCAATAAACGAGTTGTCTATTACGTAGACAATGGAGAGACAGAAATTAAAGACATCCCGCAGAGGAATTGTTCTTCCGGGGTTACTTATATGTAGGTGAAAACATGGATTTTGCAAGAAACACAATGTATTTTCAAGACCTTGTAAAAGGGAATTACGGACGAAAAATTGCATATACGGACGCTGAACGAATCACAGCTGACAATGTGGTGAAGATAATTGGACAGTGCATTGGTGTTTTTTATGGCAATAAATCAGCAATAAGATACCTTTGGCGGTACTACAAAGGAGATCAGCCGGTGCTTTACCGGACAAAGGTTTCCAACGAGGACATCACAAACAAAATCCTTGAAAATCATGCGTATGAGATTGTCCAGTTCAAAGTAGGTCAAACATATGGCGAGCCGGTTCAGTTCATCAGCAGGAAAGACGATGATGCAATCAACAATGCTGTTGATGAGTTGAATGATTTTATGACGGATGCCAATAAGCAGGAGAAAGACATTAAGTCCGGTGAATGGCAGTCCGCTACGGGCACCTCTTTCAAAGCTATCCAGTCTAAGGAAGGTGAAATTCCGTTCAGAATCACAGCACCTACACCGATGAATACGTTCATTATTTACAATCGTACAACGGAAGAACCGATGCTTGCGGTGCAGGAATTAAAGGATGAGGACGGAAGATACTACAAACTGGCATTTTCTGAAACAATGTCTTTCAAAATTGTCAACAGTAATGTTGTTAGCTCAAAACTACATACCTATGGCGGAATCCCGATCGTAGAGTATCCGAACAATCACGAACGTATTTCGGACATTGAACTTGTCATTTCTATGTTGGATGCAATTAACAATATGCAGTCTAACAGAATGGACGGAATTGAACAGTTCGTCCAGTCGTGGATCAAATTTGTAAACTGCAATGTTGATGAAGAAGAATTTGCCAAAATGAAAATGAACCATGCATTGGTCGTAAAATCAACTAATAAAGAAAATAAATCTGATGTTGAAATTATGACGCAGGAACTTAACCAGACCCAGTGTCAGGTGGCGAAAGATGATCTTTGGGACAATGCATTATCCATTCTGGCAATTCCTACTAAGCAGAGTAATACCGGCGGAGACACGCAGGGAGCCGTCGAATTACGTAACGGCTGGGATTTCTCAAAAACCCGTGCAAAATTGAAAGACCCAATTGTAAAATCATCTGAAAAACGTCTTGCCACAGTTGTTCTTAATACTCTTCGGGTATCCGGAAACGATTTAAAATTGTCTATCCGTGATTTTGAAGTCCAGATCAACCACAGCCCGCAGGATAACATGTACACCAAGTCCCAGACGCTCTTGCAGCTCTTACAGTGCGGTATTCACCCGATTGTGGCTATTAAGACCGTTGGCCTGTGGGGAGATGCAGAAAAGACATTCATGTTGTCAAAACCGTACCTGGATAATCTTTGGAAAACCATAGATGATGTGGAAGAGCAGGAGCGCAAAGCACAAGAGATTGTATCAAAATTAAATAATCAAAACCCAACAAATAAGGCAGTCACCGAGTAATCGACGGCTGTTTTTATTTTATAAAAATTTGCAGCTATGCGGTAAATAGCAGAAAACACAGCAGGAGCGACCTGCGGTAACAAAAGCGTGTGTTTAACGGAGGTAATTATGACAAGAGAAGATGTATTAAAACTTTTCCCAGAAGCAACAGATGAACAGATTACCAATCTTCTTAATCAGAATAATTCAGAGGTTGCTACGGAGAAAAACAAGGCAAAGCAGTACAAGGCTAAAGCTGACACAGCAGACAACTTGCAGAAACAGCTTGATGAAATACAAGCTGGCAATCTGACAGAGCTTGAAAAGGCAAATAAAGCCTTAGAGACAGCCAATCAGCAGATAGCAGATTTACAGAAAAATAATGCCATCAGAGACCAGAGAGAGTCTGCTATGACAAATTTCAAAATCACTGCTGAACAGGCAAAGACCATTGTGAAAGACGATGGAAGTCTTGATTATGCAGAACTTGGAAAGATTATGTCCGAAAAAGAAACCGCAGCAGCACAGGCGAAAGAACAGGAGATTGCCAAAAATCAGGATATTCCTGGCGGCGGTGCTGGCGGTGATAAAGGAAAGACAGAAGCGGAAAAGACAGCAGAAGCTATTGGTAAAAACCTTGCTGGAACGAATAAAGCCGCTGAGTCCATTGTAAACAGCTATATAGGAGGTTAAAAAAATGAAATTTACAGAGTCAACTGTAACAACTCAGAAAGAAATTCTGAAAAGACGTCTCGGAGGGGAGCTTTTCGAGGAAATCACTCTTGATTCCACTGCATTCAAGGATCATGTCTGCAAAGCAGGTAACCCTATCGACGCTACTGGAAAAAAAGTAAATGCAGCATCTTCTGACGGGGCATCCGTAGGCATTTTGCTCAATGATGTGTATGATTCTAATCCTAACGGGACCATCGTAAAAGCATTCGCGTGTGTAAACGAAGCAAATGCAAATGCAAATGCTGGAATTACGATCGCATCAGAAGTCAAAACAGCATTATCGTTAATTGTATTTGAATAAGCAAAACCGGTCGTAAAAATTTGCGGCCGCTGACCGAAAACAGTTATCGGTAGAAAGTGAGGAAATAATGAACATTAGAGACGCTTATAATTCAAAAGCGATTGCACTTGTACAGACAGAAGTAGCAAGTAACAAAATTGCTTACCTTGGAGCTGGACTCTTTCCGGCTAAAAAGAAAATGGGTCTTGATCTGAAATGGATTAAGACATCCAAGGGACTTCCGGTTTCTTTGGCTCCGTCCAATTTTGATGCGGTCTCCACTCTGAGAAGCCGTGAGGGATTCAAAATTACAGAAACCGAAATGGCATTCTTCCGTGAGTCTATTCTTATTAAAGAAGCAGATGAACAGGAAATCATGCGTGTTAAAGACAGTACAGACCCGTATGCAGCAGATGTTCTGAGCAGAATTTTCGATGATGCAAATACCCTGATCGACGGCGCGAATGTTGTTCCAGAGAGAATGATTATGCAGCTGCTTGCTCCAACTGATGGTTCACCGAAAATCTCTCTTCAGGCAAACGATGTAACCTATGCTTACAACTATGATCCGAATGGAACATATAAAACCAAAAACTTTGCGGAACTTCAGGAGACAACTGACAAGTGGTCTGATACTACAAATTCTGACCCGATGGATGATGTGTCCGTTGCTCTGGATGCTGTAGAAGCAGAAACTGGTGAGAGACCTTCTATCATGATTGTTTCCAGAAAGACCATGGACTATCTGAAACAGAATGCAAAGATCAAATCTGCAATTCTGGCTCAGAACGTTACTGCCAATGTATTTATGACAGACAATCGTGTAAAAGAGATCTTTTCCAGCGAGCTTGGAATCAGCATCATCGTGTACTCCAAACAGTACAAGAAAGAGGACGGAACAGCAGCTAAATTCTACCCGGATGGTTTTGCAACTCTTATTCCGTCTGGCGCACTTGGTAATACCTGGTACGGAACCACTCCAGAAGAGAGAACTCTTATGGGAAGTGGAGAAGCAGATGTATCAATCGTAAATACCGGTGTAGCAGTAGCAGTTACCGTTACAAATGACCCGGTACACACAAAAACTACTGCATCTGAGATCGTTCTTCCGTCTTATGAAAGAATGGACAGCACCTACGTTATCAAGTGTTACTAGGGAGGGGTGGACTTATGGTTTTCGATCATAAAGTCAAATACAAAGGTAAATGGTATCTTCCTGGTGAAGAAATCGAAGAGGTAGAGGAATCTGCCTCTTCTTTGCCTTTTGAGAAAGCGCATACCAAAACAGAAATTAACAGAATGAGCGTTGATGATCTGAAAGCTCTGGCGTCAGAGAATGACGTTCCGGGATATGAGGATATGACCGGTACGGCTCTGAAAGAGTATTTTATCAATATGCTCAATTTGTAGGAGGTTATCCTTATGGCATACACGATGGTTGAGCAGGTGAAAATCCGGTTAAAACAATTTCATATTGATGCGGACGATTCTGTTGTGTTTGACCATAAAGAAGATAATCCTCTGATTGAGCAGTTGGTTGAGCAGGCACAGCAGGAAGTAATAAGCAGACGGATGTATCCGAGCAGTTATACTCAGGAACAGATTGACAGTGATATGAAGAATTACGAGGGAGTCATAGTTAATCTTGCTGTGTATGACAAGTCACAGGCAGGCGAGGCTTACATGGCTACTTACACTGAAAATGGCGTGAGCAGGGCATGGAAAGACCGGGAAAATCTGCTTGTCGGTGTATATCCGTTTGTGAAAGCACTTTAGTAGATTGAGCGTTACCATTTTCGCGGAGAAACGAAAAAGGTAGCAGGGGCGTGCTATAGGTGGTGGAGGGCGGTACGTAAATAAAAATGCAGGAGATATAAATGAAAGACTTTTTATTACAGACATACATCATAGTCCTTCCTATTTTTCTGGGCTATATCGTCTGGCTTCTGCAACAGCAGAAAAAGGATAGAGACGCAAACAGCAAGGGAACGATGCTTCTTTTGCGCGTGCAACTGATTGAGTATCACGATAAATACGTTAAGTTAGGCGAGATTCCGTCATACGCATTTGACAATTTTGTTGAGATGTATAATGCCTACCATGCTTTGGGAGGAAATGGAATGGTAACCAAAATGTATAACGAGATACAGGAACTACATTTAAGAAGTGGAGGGAAAGAGTAATGGATATCACACAGATTGGAACATCATTAGTTCTCGTTGCTATTTGCTATCTGGTTGGTCTTGGGGCAAAAGCATCTGAAAAGATAAAAGATAATTGGATTCCGGTGATTTTAGGAGTTGTAGGAGGAATCCTTGGTGTGGCTGGAATGCATGTTATTCCAGAATTTCCGGCAAATGATCCAATGACAGCATTTGCGGTTGGTGTTATGAGCGGTCTCACCAGTATCGGAGTTAATCAGGTTTATAAGCAGAGGAAGAAGGATGCTTGACATTAACAAACAGGAAATGAAGTATTCGCAGCACGGTCAAAAAGTCACCATCTATGAGAAAGATGATGATGGAAACATCAAATACTACGTGGATGGTGACGGAAACAAAATCCCTCTGATTGCAGATGAGAAAGTTGGTTTTTCAGAGCCAAAAGAGTTCTACGCTAATATCAGTAATAAGTTGAGCGAAGTTCTGGTAAAAGAGTTTGGAGTTGACGACAGTAGCACTTATGTACAGATCGTTACCGATAAAGGATACCTTCCTTTGAAAGCTGGTGATGTGGTCTGGAAGAAGTCGGAAGTCGGTTATGATGATTCTGGACTCGTGGACAGCACAACAGCTGATTATGAGGTTAAGGGAGTTGCTGATGAGGGTCTGACCGTTGATCTGTTTTTGCTCCAGAAAGTTGTGAAGTGATATGTCAAAAACCATTTCGGTATCATTGTCAGAAAAATCATTTCGGGATGCATCAAAAGAGATTTTGAAGTACAAAAAAGAAATCATTGCGAAGTGCCGGACGTTTGCGGAGCGTCTGGCAGAACGTGGTGTAGAAATTGCTCAAATGAAAATTCAAAGCCACAACGCTGTTTATACAGGCGAACTGTGGGCGAGCATACAAAAGACTCCTGGTATGGTTTTACAGTATGGCAGCACCTATATCGTCTACACGGATTGCCCGTGGGCGAAATATGTTGAATTTGGTACTGGTATTACCGGTTCGCATAATCCTCACCCGAATGCATCTGCATCCGGTTGGAAATATGATGTTAATGAGCATGGGGAATCCGGCTGGTTTTACTACAAAGACGGAGAGTGGCACTGGACAAAAGGAATGCCGTCCAGACCGTTCATGTACGAGACCGATCTGGAACTGATACTGGAAATTTCAAAGATTGCAAAGGAGGTGTTTGGCAATGGCTAGTGGTAACCAATGGGCATTTGACATTGACACAAATGTGTTTTCAAAAATTTATGCTCAGCTTCATGAGAAGTATCCAAAAGCACTTATCACCCGTGATGAGCAGTCAAGCACCACACCTACATTCCCAACGATTCTTATACAGGCATTAGAGCCGGTAGAACGGAATCCAGATCTGGAAACGCAGATCAATAGCGTGCTGTTTAGCACACAGATCAAGGTAACTACAAACAAAGACAGAAGTACAGCCATGAGCATAGCAAGCGAAGTGGCAAAGCGTTATAAGGATTTATCGTTTCAGTTAATCGGAATGCCTTATTGCCGGAAAGAAGATAAGCTGTGGGCAGCTACCTTCCGGGCAAGACGAACATTCGATTGGAACGACAGATTATAAAGAGCAGCAATGCTCTTATTTTTTTACTTATTTTTAGGAGGTAAGAATTATGGCAACAGGCTTAAAAAGTAGAATTGCTTATAAGGAACCGAGTTCCAGCGCGGTAGCAGGTGCTTACTGGGCAGGAACCTACAAGCTGCTTATTAGAGCAAAATCAATTCCTTCCCCGTTCGGCTCCCAGAACATGGTAGATACTTCCACTCTGGAAGACCTTGTTGAGACTCAGGAGATGGGAAGGCGTTCTGCTGGTTCCATGGAAGTTGAAGGTGCTTTTGAAAAGAAGTACAAAGACGAAATGGTGCAGAATGAGGGCAAGAAGCTCGACTTCATTATCTTGTACGGAACCGATGGAAAAGGTTCTGAAGGTATTTGCGGATTCATTGGTCAGGAGGCTTTTGCTCCAGGTGAGGCATCTGACGATCATCTGACCGGTACTGCTACGGTTTCCGTACAGACCGTTCCGAAATGGATTGAAGATGACTATGATGTTGCGGTAACAGAGGATGAGAACGGTTATCCGTCTGCTATTACCCTGACAAAAAAATCATAAGCCAGTCTGCTAAAAGCAGAAAAGCCGTGGTGACTGGCTACGATGACGAAACGGCTGAGTCAGAAGTTGATATGTGGTAAAGGTGAAATGTGGGGCGGTCTACGGGCTGCCCCCTTTCCTATAACAGATTTATGGAAAGGGAAAAAAAGATGAAAGAAATTACAGTTAATGGAAACGACTACAAATTAGAGTTTAGCTTTGAAGCGGCAGAAAAAAAAGACTTTGTGTCTATGATGTTCCGTATTGTCTCTGGTGCAGCACTTCTGGAAGATGCGGCTGACATGGAGAATCCGACACCTAAAGACATGATTAACGGAACAATCAACATGGTATCTGATATTCCGCACATCTGCCGTACCGGATTTTTTGTCGGTCTGATAGAGAATAATCCGGTACAAGAGACAGAAGCAAAAGCTCTGATGAGATCATATATGAAAGAGAATAAAATCGGCTATGCAGACCTGTATGAAGACCTGCGTAAATGCATGGAGGAAGACGGTTTTTTCGAGCTGTCCGGAATCACCAAAATGCTGAACCAGATGGCAGAGAATCAGAAGCAGAGAAAAGTGCCGCAGGATCACAAGCAGAAATCAACTGGCACAAAATAATCTGGGAAGAATACTTCCCGGTGGCTTTTTCCATCGGAATTTCAATAGAGGAGTTCAAGCACCTTAATCCCACGAAACTTGGATATTGCCTGAAAGGCTATGCAATCCAGGAACGTAGGAAGGATGCACAGATGTGGGCATGGTTAGGAAATTACGGCTTGTCT